GCTTCATAACCCACTGCTGCGCCGTTATTTGCAGTCGTATTAGCATCTAAGGAATAAGCACCCACTGCTACATTTAAGGTTCCAGTGGTGTTTGCATACATAGCTTGTCTGCCTAGACCTACATTATTGGCTCCTGTTGAATTTGTGTATAAAGCCCTATAACCTAGAGCAGTAGTACCTTCTCCACTTGTGTTAGCTTGAGCAGCGTATTCACCAACGGCTGTAAGTGCTACAGCAGTAGTGGTTGTAGTTAAAGCACCATAACCAACTGCCGTATTACTTGATCCAGTGGTGTTTGCTCCTAATGCCGCAAGACCAACTGCTGTGTTGCTAGAACCAGTTGTATTAGCATCTAAGGCAGCAGAACCCACGGCTGCGTTGTTAGCTCCTGTGGTGTTTGCTCCTAAAGCAGAACTACCTACAGCAGTATTAGAGGAAGCCGTGGTATTGGCTTCTAAAGCACTTATGCCCACAGCAGTATTACTTGCACCAGTAGTATTTGCTGATAAAGCAGTGTTACCAATAGCAGTGTTATCCCCGGCAGTTGTATTAGCGTCTAAAGCATAAGCCCCCAGAGCAGTATTACTATTTCCTGTCGTATTGGCGTCCATTGCCAAATAACCAATTGCAACATTTGTCGCACCTGTGGTGTTTGTATCTAAAGCCGACGTACCCACAACAACATTCCTATCGCCTGTAGTGTTGGCTAATAAAGCACGTCTACCAACGGCTGTGTTGTTTGAAGCTGTGGTATTAGTCACTAAAGCACCCTCACCTACAGCTACATTGTAGTTTCCTGTCGTATTAGCTGTTAAGGCGCTTGCACCAACAGCCGTACCCGAAGCACCTCCGGTATTAGCTGATAAAGCAGCATAACCAAGAGCTGTATTACTTGCTGCTGTAGTAACAGTTGATAAGGCTGCGTAACCTATAGCCACACTAGATGCTGCTGTAGTTGCACCATCAAAAGCGTAAGAACCCACTACTGTATTAAGACTTGCTGTGGTTACTGCTGCACCTGCGTTATACCCAATAAATGTACTTCCATCCCCAGTAGTAACTGCTGCGCCTGCTGAAGTACCAAGAGCAGTGTTCTGTGCACCTGTGGTGTTTGCGCCTAAAGCTGATGAACCAACGGCTGTGTTATTTGAAGCAGTCGTATTTGCATCCAAGGCATTATTTCCCATAGCAACATTATTTGCGCCTGTGGTGTTTGACAATAAAGAATAATGCCCAATGGCTGTATTATTACTGGCTGTTGTATTAGCAGCTAATGCAGTATTACCAATACCTACATTCTGTGTTCCGGTGGTGTTTGCCGTTAAAGTCCCATAACCCAGAGCATTGTTGTAACTCCCGGTGGTATTTGCATCTAAAGCGGCGAAACCCACAGCGGTGTTAGATGCTCCGGTGGTATTTATATCCATAGAAAGGTAGCCAAGGGCTACATTACCAGAACCTGTGGTATTATTTCTAGCGGCTCCATAGCCCACAGCAGTATTAGCGTCTGCCGTAGTATTGTCTTCTAAGGCTCTTCTGCCTACAGCGACATTAGTACTACCGGTGGTATTTGCGATTAAGCTTCCATATCCAATTGCCGTATTGCTACCTCCAGTGGTGTTTGCCCCTAAAGAACTAGAACCAACGGCGACATTCAGCGTTCCTGATGTATTTGTAACCATAGATTGATAGCCAATGGCCACATTACTATCCGCAGTATTGGCAAATAAAGCACTATCGCCAATCGCAACATTATTTACCCCGGTGACATTTGTACCTAGAGTCTGATACCCTATGGCAATGTTGTAGTTTGCGGTCGTATTAGCGTCTAGGGCATATGTCCCCACAGCTATATTTCTTGTCCCAGTGGTGTTTGCTCCCAAAGCTTGATCGCCCACAGCCGTATTATTAGCCCCGGTGGTGGTTGCACTAAGAGTCCAATAACCAAGCGCCGTATTACCTGATGCCGTGGTAGCAGCGTCTAGAGCATAAGCGCCCACTGCTACATTCTCTGTTCCGGTGGTGTTGGCTGTTAAAGCTGAATAACCCATGGCTGTGTTGTTAGATGCTGTGGTGTTCGCCCCTAAAGCGGCTGTACCAACTCCAACATTAAAAGTACCAGTTGTATTTACTGCCATAGCACCATTACCAATAGCTACATTATTATTGGCTGTGGTGTTTGCTATTAATGCTTGATAGCCAATAGCTACATTTGCATCACCACCATCATTAACCTTTAAAGCTTGATATCCAAGAGCTACATTAAAACTACCAGCATCTTCAGTTTTTAAAGCTTCAAAACCTACGGCAGTATTTGCATCACCAGTAGTAATCGCAGTACCCGCTTCATCACCGACAACCACGTTGTAGTTACCACCGCTTGCAATGCTGTTACCTGCGTTGACACCTACCCGAACATTAGAAGTTCCTGCTGAAGCCGTGATTATATCTGCACCGTCTGCATAAGTTACGTCTGCTGCAAAGTTAACAGCGCCGTCTACGTCTACAATGTCTAGGTTAGCTGTACCGTCTACGTCTAGGTCTGTGCCAACGTACAACTTTTTAGCTATACCAACACCACCGTCAACAATCAAAGCACCTGAAGTTGAGCTACTTGAGTCAGTAACAAGATTTAAGTTAACTGCACCACTTGTATCAAGGGTTGTTACAGTTGCAGCAGCAGCGGCACCAGATCCAAGAATACCGTCTAGTGTTCCTGTGAATCCAGTAGCTGTTATTTGATCAGTTGCGGTAATACCATCAACAAACAAGTTAGCCCAACGAACACTAGTTGTACCAAGATCGTCTGTGCTGTCTGTGTCTGAAAGAATATTTGAACCACTTGTGATTCCACCAGTCGCTACCTGCGTAGCTGTCGTGGTTAATACACCTGTGACTAATGCTGTGCTTGCCATGTCAACAGCGCCATCAATGTCAACAACATCTAAATTGGCTGTACCATCCACATAGAGATCTTTCCACTCAGATCCAGAAGCACCTAAGTCATAAGTATTGTCTGCGCTAGGCAATAGATTAGAAGCAACGTCTGCACTAAAGGCTACTGTATCAGTGGCAGCATCTCCAAAAGTAAGGTTACCAGCAATGGTTGCAGTACCCGTTACAGTAAGGTTCCCGCCTACAGCTAAGTTACCTGAGACATCTGCTGCGCCATTAATGTCTATGGTCGTAGCATTGATTTCAATCTCTGTATCCGATACTAAATCTAGGACACCATCTGCACTCTGATGAATATAAGTTCCACTGTCACCAAACTGTAGTTGGTCTGTGCTAGAGATCAACAAGCCTGTATCGGCTACATGGGTTATGGAGACATCTTGATCATCTCCAAAGCTTATTACTGCTCCGTCTGCAAGGAATAGATCACTAAACTCTAAAGCACTTGTGCCTAGAGCGGCTCCATCAGAAGCATCAGGTACAAAGGCCGTTGTAGCTGTTATCGTAGTTGCTTGAAGGGTACTAGAGAGTGTTGCAGCCCCTGTGACTCCTAAAGTGCCGCCTACGGTAGCATTACCGCTAAGGTCTAGAGCACCATTCATGTCTATAGTGGTTGCGTTGATTTCAATTTCAGTGTCGGATACTAAATCAAGAACGCCATCAGCACTCTGATAGATATAAGTCCCGGAGTCACCAAATTGAAGTTGATCTGTACTAGAAAGAAGTAAGCCTGTGTCGGCTACGTGCGTTAGAGAGACATCTTGGTCAGCGCCAAAGTTAATGACAGCGCCATCAGCCAGAAAGAGATCACTGAACTCTAAGGCAGTTGTTCCTAGGGCTGCACCATCGGATGCATCAGGCACAAAGGCAGTCGTTGCCGTAATCGTTGTGCCTTGAAGAGTGCTGGAGCCTGTTAAAGCCCCTGTAACACCTAGAGTTCCAGCAACCGTGGCGTTGACATCAACGTCCAAAGTATCGACATGGGCTGTTCCGTCAAGAAATAAGTCTTTGAACTCCAGAGAGGTTGTGCCAAGATCAATATCACTATCAGTGACAGGAACAATAGCACCATCTTGTATACGAACTTGTTCAACTGCTGCACTAGAAACCTCCACAAAAAAGCCCCAACGATTATTAGTACTATCGGCAACAATCTTGTTGAGAAAGTCTAGGTCGCCAATCGTATGAATGTTTCCACCTTCTGCTGACGTACCATCATGCTGGTGTCCTGTTGAAGACGAAGTTGTTGAGTATGCAAAAGCGTTTAATATTTGGTTGTATTCATCATTAAACAGGGCCGCTGTAATAGTGTCTCCATCTGAAAACGAACTCTGCCTTGTATACGTCTGCGTCATTTATTTATCTCCTACCTGCTGGTACATAATCTATGTAAAATCCATTAATTGAATATGGTGCGTTTTGATCATCACTAAATAGCTTAAAACTACTTGTGTGTCCACTCCCTTGTATAGCTTGTCTAACCATAGGATCATTCTGAGATCCAAACACAACCGTATTAAATGTTGATGAACTACTACCAAAAATCGCCGGTAAAGATACAGAATCAAGTTCATAGTCTGGGGGCTGTGGAATATTCCTATCTTCGTAGTCAAACCTTACTCTTAACGATGGCTGAACAAGTCCTTCTGGACTTAAAGATAAACGTGCATACTGTAAAGTTTTTCTAGTTCCTAAATCACCAAAATCTAAATTAGGTGTTGTGTATTCTGCTACAATATTGGCTGCCGTTCCTGCTGGTGTAAAATAATCTCCATCATCATGTACATAGATATATCCATCTTTATCACCATGATATGTCTTTTCTATACGATCTTTATCAAAACTAGAAGCTATGGCATGAGCTTGTATTCCTAATGTTTCTGTCCATTCAAATCCATTAGGAGTAAGAGTTCCAATAATACCTTTTGATGTTGTGTAAGATGATCCTGATCCTGAATAGAATAAGCGGTATTGCGATTTCTTTCTTAATACAGCACTATCTATCCTAAAAGTGTTGATGGCTGCTGCTATATCACTAACGATAGATTGAATTTGTCTGCTAACAGAACCTAACTCAACGTCCCCAATACGTGCTGTACCAGCAATAGTACGAATACCATCAGGACTCAAGAAAATTAGATCACCAGCAATCTCTTGAATGCTTCTACCATCTAAACAACCCACATTCTTTGTGATAGGCACAACTGCAATTGTACTCGAATTATTAATATTCTGTAATTTATAAATTGAATTAGAACAGAATATAATCAAATCATCACGGAAGCTTTTAATTCCTACTACTTGATCGTCAAGCTTAATAGAGCCAGAGCCTGAACTCGTGAAATCATCTATATCACTTGTACCACTATAATAAATAGTGTTCGGTGATGTCGCTGCTCCTGCAACTACTAAGTGCTTATCGTGCATTACACAGAACTTAGGATACTCAGTACTGCTTACCGTAATCTCTTTACAGAAATAAGTCCTGCTTGAAAGCTCACTTCCTGTACCCGTCATCTTAAAGTACATTGGCTTAACACCAGAACCTTCATCAGTGATAATTACTTCACCATAATCAGTATCACCTTCGTAGATTGCAAAGCTTGCTAAGTTTTGTGAAGTTCTTGCTAGGGTACTACGCCCTCCAAAGGTGCTATAGTTATCTCCTGCTGCATCAACACTATCTTTATTTATCTGTAACCAGCTATCTCCATCCTGACTAAAATATATATTAGTTCCTGAACAAGCTATTAAACCATCTGCATAGACTTCAAGACCATAAATATCATTATCTGTATTCGGCCTTGTGCCATCTCCAAACTGAGAATAGCCATTAATTCGTCTATAGCCACCATCTGGATCAACTTCAAAGTTTCTTAACTTTGTAGCAAGTCCGGGCTGCCCAAGCATTTCAAACTGATTTAAATTTGTATTTAAACCACCCTTACATGAAACACCATAGGGTTGTGATTCTGCCATTAAACAAACCTCACACGATCATCTTTAAAGTATCCCGGTGTAGGCTCCATAAGATGCAGCTTCATTAATTTTAAGCCTCTTCTGTAATCGTCGAGTGCAAAAGCGGCTGCCTGTGGATTATCCTTGAACTGCCATATATAGTATCGTGCTCTTGCTAAAAGAACTGTTCTATAGATATCAGGAAATACAAGCGTATCTCCATAAGCATCAAGCTCAGTAGGCAGATCAAAAGCAAAAAACCAGATCCTATATACTTGATCAGGGATTGGGCTTAGACCAAACTTACGAGAATCCAAGCTTCTTATAACCCTCGAAGGAACACCATAGGTCTGTGTATCTGAATCATCCTTATTTTCACTAGTTCTAAAATAGTCCTTCCATTCTTCTGTAGTCGTATACTTAATATTATTGATAGTATACGGTGCGGCTTCACCCGACACACCCACAGTAGTTAATAGGAAGTTATCCCAGTCTATGTAACCATAGTCAGTTGTAATACTGCTACTAGAAGGTTTTAATTCATACCAGCGTGTTCCTGCTTCCGTTTCTACGTACGTATTACCGTACATAGGATCAGTAGCTCCACTTTCTGCTGTAGATAGAAAAGGCCATTGAGGTTCTTCGTTTACAATATCTAAATAAGATCTGTTAATTGCGTCTTTAACGTGCTGCTGTACACCGACAGCGTTGCTAAAGTTTGCAGAAGTTACTACAACCTCATTCAACTCTCTTAAAAGCTCATTAGTCAATGTTATATAAGTAGTAGCCATTGTTATTTCTTTCCAACTTTAAAGTTTGCAGTTTTAGTAGAACCTTTATGAGACTTGTAGCCTTCTTTAGAATCCTTCATAAGTTTGAAGGACTTTCCAGTCTTCATCCAGTGGTGTCCTTTTGGGGCCTCTACTCTCATCGTTTCTTATTTTTACAAGCACATGCCTTTTCCATGTCCTGTACACTTTTAAAGCTTAATACATGCATAGTATATTAGTCCTGTTCACTGCTAAATGTTTTTGACTTTAGCCTAGCCATCTCAAACTCAGTATCACCTTTATTTCTAAAGATGAGATCATAGTTTGTATCGTACTTAGCTTTGTCAAACCCTTTCCTGAAGCGACTATCTTTAGAGACAATTGCTTGCCGAAACATCACAGGCTTCTCTTCGCTTCCTATCTGAGGCATTTATTAGCTGGCCTGAGTAGTTGTAATACCGTCTTGTACTTTGCACATACCATCAAGATACCAGTTAGTACCGTCAGACCATACATGGACAAAATCACCATGAACAGCTTTGCTTGCTACTAATGATATAGTATCTGCATCTGTAACAGTAGCTACAGCACCTGCGGCATCTTCCGGTGAAGAAACATTACCTACGATGATATTCGCACTTGAAGCCGTTACAACAGTGTGAGTACCTGTGGGTTCTGTAGCGCCAACATAAAACCAATACTCAAGCCCTGCGGCAGGAGATGGTAAAGTTTGGATTCTAGCAGTTGCTGTATTCATAACAAAACGAGTACCAGACTCAGCAGCAGTAATAGTATTTGCCGCTGTGATTGCCTCTGTATCAGAGGGCTTCTGAACTTTTTCAGCGAGTTCACGGACATCGCTCGTCTTTGCCGAATTACGTCCAGTGTCTCTAATATTTACGATTGCCATATTCTTTTCCTCTTATTAATTATTTAAATGAGTAAGGTTCAAGGGAGCCGTTTATAGACTCCCTATTCCCATATTTTTTAGTCAATTCCGTAGAACGCTGACACAAGAGCATCGTCGCGCAGTACTTTGGCCCCATATACATGGAGTCCTCGTACAATGTCGCCGAAGCTGTCGGGATCACGGATAACTTCAGTGCTAGTAATCGTTTGAGCAGTAGCAGTAGAAGACATATGTCCTCCAATACACTGACCAGCAGCATTACTAGTTGACGCTATGTTATTGGTCTTGTACATATCAAAACCACGCAGCTTGCCAGAGCTTACTAGTCCATTACGGATAGAGCCTTGACCTGCATTGTAGTCTACTGATAAGAGTTTAGAAGAACTTTGTACAAGAACTTCATAGAACTCTGGATTTGCTACGAACCAACGACCTTCGTCAGGAACATTGGCTTCATCAAGAAGACGAGCCATGTGCGAGAGAACATCAATCGGGTCATGCTCAGAAGAGCCAAATCCAATGTCAAGATTACCAGTACCGTCGAAAGTACCAGCAGCAAGGTCTGTTGCGCTGTCAGAACCAAGAATATGGTTAGGACTAGAAGCAGAGACACCTGCAATCATTGTAGCAATGACACCTGCATCAAAAGCATCACGCAAAGCGTAAGCTGCTGAAGAGGTTGCTACGTCACGAAAGTTAACGTGTGACATATTCGTTTCAATATCATCAACAATGAACTTGAATGCGTTGGCAGTATCAACGATTAAGCTAATCTCTGAATCAGTAAGCTTAGTAGATGTTACATTTTGCCCACGCTCATACTGATAAACAGTAATGGTAGGTTCTTTGATGATCCTGACCGTATCTCCAAAACCAGATATCTCACCAGCATAATCCGTATTGGTAATAGCTTCAACTACAGAAGCCTTACGGAAGAAGTTGAGTACCTGCTTGGAATATACCTTGGGCAGGAAAAACGAGTTAGTCTGTCCAGATACCGAATTACCAAAGTTGGCATCCGTATCTGTCGAGGGTTCAAAAAATTGATCACTTTGGTTATAAGCCATATTAAATTACTCCTAATAATAAGTAGAAAAGATTATCCTTTACGAACTCTCCCTTCAGAAATAGCTTCACGAATATCCTCTTCGTGCTTATCAAACTGATCTAGGGACATCTTCGCAATTTCATTTTCTGTCCAGATACGAGGCTGTCGAGCATCTACAGAGGTTGTCTTGGTTGAGACAATATCTGCTGCGGATGCTTTCTGTTGCTTCCTCCGACCTGAACGGTTCTTTTGAGTCCTTTGCTGTCCTTGTCCAGTTTCTAACTTATAAAGATCTAAAGCTTTAACGGCTAAAGTTACATCATCAGGGTTATCATAGATCCAACCTTGTATTTGATCTGGTTGCTCTTTAGCCCACGAATGGAAGTTATCGTTTCCTCGAATTTCATCGAAGTCTGGATGCCTTTCATGAAGTGCAGCTTCGGCTTCTCGCTTTACAATTTCAGCTTCTCTTTGTTCAATGAACGAGAGCTTTCCTTTTAAAACTTCTACTTCCTGCTGACTTCTTAAGTGTGCTACAGTTTCTACCGTATCATATAGATCGGGATATTCCTGTCTAAACCTTGCAAGTTCTTCTTGAGATTTAGGAGCTTGATAAGCTGGTTCAGCTTTTCTAGCTTCTTCAATAAGTTCTTGTTCTCTCCTTTTAAACTCAGAAAGTTTAGAATCATAATGGTTCTTTAAATCGTCGTACCTTTTTTTATAGTTAGTGTTTTGGTCATTATCATCAGGGGCCGCTTTCTTTTTACGCTTGCGGGTGGCCTTCTTTCGTTGGAGATCGGGATCGTCCTCTTCATAATATAGGCCATCTGCGTCTGCACGTTTAGGGCCATCAGGCTTATGCCAAGCCTTCTTTCTATTATAAGGGTTTGATACTTCTTCTTGTTCCTCTTCCTCCATATATTGTTCGGACATAAATTACTCTCCTTTTCTACGGGGCTTGTGTTATCTTGCAAGGTAGCCAATTTAAAACGTCTTTAAAATTTGGGGCTTGGTTATACAAGGTAGCCGTATATGTTTTTATCTACGAGATCCTGCAACGCTTGGCATTCGATTAGCACCTAGCATAGACTTATGAATTTCTTCATTCTCGTCTTCTGCTACAGGTACTCCGCCAACAGTCCCATAAGGACTTTCGGGGTTATCGAGTAAACCTCCTCCTGCATATCTCTCTTTAACACCACCACCATGAGCATCAGCTTCACGTTCAGCATCATCCATCATTGTTTGAAGATTATCTGCACCAATCTCATCAGTGGCTTGTTCAGTGACTACAAACTCTCCATCCGACAGTCTTGCCGGTATCGAGTCTGATACACCAGTTCCGGGGCCTTCAACTTCTCCTTCCCCAGAAAACTCAGAAGCAGACGTTATTA